ATCTTAGTTAAAGCTAAATCTATAGCTTGATCTAATCTAGTAATCTGTTCTGGACTTGCTTTTAATCTGGTTGTTTCTGTTGTGCTATAGCCATAACCAGACCATTCAGTTACATAATCTGGCCAACTAGCCATTTTCTGTTTTCTAAAAGCAGTCGGCAACTTTCGCTCAGTTTCGGCAGCTTCAAAGAATAGCTCGTTTAACTGAGCTATATCCATTACTTGCGCTCATTTCTTAGTTTGTAATCCATCATGTTTAACCACTCTAAACGATCAAATCCAGATATGTGATCGAGGTTAGCAAGTAAATCTTTATAAGCATCAACTGAATAACGTGGCCTTAACTTTTTAAGAACTCGTCTTTGTAATTCATCAATAGGAAACTTTGCACTTCGCTCGACTGCGGCAACGTAATATTGATTGGATTTCTTTACAGTCATCTTAGCTAAGTTCTTTATCTTAGCTAAGTTCTTTAACTTAGCTAAGTTATCTAAGTTATTTTCTTTAATAAAAGGTTTATCATTATTGCTAAGTTGTGCGCTAAACTTAGCTACATGATCTTGCTTTAAAGAAATTATACTGTCATCACTTTTCATCTGTCAATCCTCCGAATAGAAATAAATAGTTTGCAGCATCCCATATGTGATCGCTATCTGGCTTCCCGCAATCGATACGAGCTAGTTTCATCTCCACTAATATTTTTGTTATATCGGCAGCAGTTATCTTTTTACCAGGGGCAAGTTTATTGCCCAGGCTTAGATTCACTCTTGCAGCTATGTTGTTATAAAGTGGCTTATAATCTCCTAGCTTGTCTGCTCTATCTTTTAATATGATTGCAGCTTGTTCAGCGTGTTGTTGCGGTTTCATTCAGTACAATCTCCCTCTTTTGTTTGACAAAAATAGCCTTGCTGGTCAAAAACCCAGTCTTGTTGATTAGTAATAAAATCATTAAAATTAGATAAGTTTCTATCTCTATTAAATTGTTTGTTTGTGATCTTTTCCATATCTAGCCACCATTTAGCCTTGTTTGGAAATTCTTTAAATAAGATAGCTAATTGGGATTCGGATTTAAGAAAACAACCATCACAGTTACCCATAATAGTTTTCCCATTAACTACTGGCAGTCTTAATTTAAAGGTTTGCTTTAACCAAAAGCTTTCAACATCAATTAACTTATCATCTGCTAAAACCATGGGATAATAAGGGTAATAGCCTTGATCTAATTTATCTTTCATTCTTTTTTTTTCGTCAGCTCTAATGCCTAAACAGTTGTTCCAGTTTTTCCAACCTAATGATTTTAAATATTTACTAGCTGTTTGTATTTTTAATATACCAGTACAATATCTTTGTAAGGCATTAGGCAATCTGCCATATCTTAAAATAACTTTTTTAAATGGCTCACCATCACGACTAGCTGAGTTATGATTAACTTCTTTAAATGTATTTTTGCCATCAACTTCATTATATTCTAACCAAGTAACCTTAACATTCCATCTATCAGAACATTCTTGAACAAAGTCTAATGTTTGCTCCATCTCACGACCAGTATTAGTAAATATAACTTTAGCTCTATTTGGCAAACCATTATTAGCTTTAAGTATTTCATGCAGCATAAAACCACTTGTGCGACCACCGCTAAAACTTATCTGTACATTGCTATCTGGTAACTTGTAGTCACTCATTTTTACCCTCAATCTCTTTAATAGCTAATCCAATCCGATAGGTTATCTGTGGCAATAAGGCATTGCCTAACTGCTTTAATCTGTCTGCTCTGTATTCATTCTTATGAGTTGTTCGTTGGATATGTCTGGGTTCGTCCAGCCATCCGGAAAGCCCATCAAATATTCCACGAAACCTGGCGAAAGTTTCCCCAATCCCTCTTTCTGATACATCTCCACCGCTAGGTCTTTCTGTCTGCCCTTCTCTATTCTGTTCTCGTAATACTCGTTGTTCCCATTGTAACTGTGTTTCCCCAGACCTGCGTTTGGAGTTGACCAAAACACTCTCCTGGGCAAACTGTCTCGTTTTCGGTTCTCTTTCCAATTCGCTATGTTGCCCGTGTCCTTGTAATCCCTCGCTGTTGGTGTTGGCCACATCTGCACCTTGTCTGCTAGATTCAGACCATGACTCTCCCCGCCATTTGGTGATATTCTTCGGTTGTTCTTGTTCAATTTCATGCTTGGATGTTCTGTTTCTTGTGTCGTTGGGGTTGGCCACAACCATTCTTTCATCCTTGGTGGTCTGAGTGTCGTTCCATTCATCATGGCTTGAGCTTCTTTCTCCGTTAGCTCCCCTCTCTCCACTAGATCTCTCATTATCAACGTCTGACCCTCGCTCGCATGACCAAATCCCTTGGTTGTCGGAGTTGGCCATGTTCTTGCAGATGATCCAGAGTCTATCCCTTTTGTGGGGGCGGAAACCCGCAGCTGGAACAATAAATGTCGCTGTGGCGTAATCAAGTGATCCCATTTGGCTAAGTACCTTGTCGAGGCCGAGCGAAATGTGTCCATAAACATTCTCGAAAACGCAGTAAGTGGGTCTTGTTTGTGCAACAATTTCTGCAATGTGCGGGAAGATGTGGCGAGGATCTTCTTCACCTCCCCTTTTCCCGCTTGCTGAGAAAGGTTGGCAGGGATAGCCGCTTGAGAGGATGAAGGGTCTTTCGTGAATAAATCTTTTTGGGTCACTCGCTATTTCCTTTACGTCATTGGCTATTGGTATTCCTGGAAACCTAACTCTTAATAATTTTCTAACCTTTTCGTCAAAGTCGCATAGCAAAACTGGCTCAGATAGCTCGGCTGCAATAAAACCAAGGCTAAAGCCACCAATGCCAGAACATAAATCAACATGAGTCCTCAATTTACAATCTTATCGTTATCATCCAATTTTAACTCTTGAGATTTCCAAGCGGATCTCCACATAGATTGTTCTTCTGATGTTAATGGCTTTGCAGCCTTTTTGATATCTCGCCAAAGTTGTTTTAATGGATCTGCACCAGTTCTATCCCTGGATGTTCTATCTGTTGATGATGCGCAAGTTTTACACATACATGGACTAACTCTTTTTCTAGCGCTTCGTTCTAACTTAGCTTCACACTTCCAACAATAATCTAAATCTAACATTACTTCCCCCTCAGTTTAATTAATCCTTCTAAAAACTCATGCACTTGGTCGATTGATCTACAAAGTTGCCAAAAGCAACCAGCCAGCTCTAATTTGTCACGAACCATTGCTTGATTTTCTGATAGCTTTCCTCCCTTTGGTCGCTTCAACTCAATAAAAATACTTATCGAGATTCCAACTTTTGATTGATCGCCTGGTACAAATATCTCAATGTCTGGCCAACCAGCTTTAGTTCCCATGCGCTTCTGTTTAACTTTGTAAGCAACATGACGATTCCCTTCATTTGGCGAATGATGCCAAACAGCACCAGGAGGTAATGCGAGATCAAGCCATTGACCGATTCGCATTTGTAATTGATCCTCAGTTTCGTCTGATAATGAAATCATTTGGTGTTACGCTGCTCATTGTTACGTTTAAAATTAAACTCAAGTTCCTTGGAGAAGGCGTTAAAGCTTGCGGGTGATCCTTTGGTAAGCACCATCTACGAGCCACAGTCGCTTCTTTGAAGCCTAGTTTTTCAGCCAAAGCCTTGTAACTTAATCCATTTGCTAATCTGTATTCATCTAATGTCATGACGATATTGGTAGCATCAAATGATTTTAAACGTCAATACCTTTTTTATTATTTGACATGATGACGTTTATAGACATAATAAAATGTATATAACGTCTTGGGAGGACACTTTATGAGTCATGAAACACAAAATATAGGGGTTACATTAAAACAACGCACTAGATCTTGCGGTGTAAATGATCCAAACAACATGACGTCATTAATAAATTTTGATTCGAATCAAACCACTTGGCAATCGAATAAATGCAGCAAGTTTAAAAGTAGTTAACACATTCAAAGCATAAGCTTTGACAAAAGAATGAGAGTAGATATGAACATGCAACTAAAGACACAAGAACATAAGATCGGACAAATTCAAATGCCAAACAATCTCGAATTAATGATACAAAAATCTGGTATGATTAAGAAAGATGTCGCAGAACGAATGGGCATAAGGCCAGAAACAGTTTCCCGTCATGCAAGTGGCGCTTTACAATTCTCTATAAAACAAGCTAGTGAGTACGCTATAATTCTTGAGTGCCAACCTCAAGATATTATGTTTGCTCAAAATGCAGTAGCTATGTTTGGAACTTTAAACGAAAGCTACGTTAAAGCTCGTGATCCTAGTGATGGTGAAATAAGCTACCATGTTCCATTCCCCGTAACTGAACATAGACGATTTATTATTTCAGAACATACTGATCCAGCTAAAAAGTGGGCTAATGGAAGAATGTATATGTTTGAAAATAATTGCATATTAGCGCAAAGGGTTGATGAAACTAGCTTTATGCGCTTATGTATTTTAAAAATAAAAAAAGATAGAAAAATACGACTCGGAGTTGTTTACCCCGAATCTGGTGGCACTTTTTCTATTGGGGTCAATATTGATTCACATACAAGCACAACTGGTTCAAACTCATTAATTCATTCTGTAGTACAAACTGGATTAAGTTTATCATGGTCCACACCGATTTTAACGTGCATCATGCAACCAGAATTACTAGGGATAATACGTAAAACGCATTAATTAATATTTATTTAATCATCCCTCTTGACGTAATAAGACAAGTTATAATAGGCTCTTCTAAATAATTAAGGGAGAGCCTATGTCATTTATAGAAACACCAGAGTTCGCTTCAAGATTTAATTATCTATGGCACTCAAATCCAAAATCTAAATTAAAATGCAAAGCTTTATTTGATAAAGTTCACCTTCGCCCTCTTGTTTCAGAAGCTTGGGAAAGGTATCAAAATCTTAACAACGATAAAGATGTAAGAGATTTAGCTTGGTCTGTTATAGAGAAATATGATTCTAGGTTAAATGGTCAAGATAATTCGGCTATGTGCGGTGGAAGAACAGTTCAACAAGCCGCTGACAGTATCTTAATAGACAATGTTGATCCTGGTGAAGCTATTGATAAAGCTATTGAAGGATACAATAAGTTTAAAGCTCGTACTTGGGATAACGGAACTGATGCAGAAAAGAAAATTAAATATATAGATGAAATAGCTGACGTAACAAACAATGCAGTTGCAGGGCTTAAAGAAG